ATTACGCAGGCGGACACGATCATGAACTCAACTATCGCTGTGACCTCGGGCCGTCCCGGGTTCGCGACGTACGGCGGGCAAGACATTCCCACCTACGACCTCACCGTAGCCGTCGCTGTACGGCGTAACTAAAGGAGCCACAATGGCAACAACCACCTTCCTGTCCAACGCCACGGTAAACGTGACTCAGGGCGCAACGACCGTCGACCTCAGCGATCAGTGCAAGTCCGTGACCCTCACGGTCGGTTACGACTCGCTCGAGTCCACCGCAATGGGCGACACGGGCCACCGCTTCGTGCAGGGCCTCCAGACCGTCGAGGTTGCGCTCGAGCTGTTCCTGTCCTACGGCGGCAGCGGCTCCACGTCGGAAGTCGAAACGGCGCTGTACTCGTACCTCGGCACCGGCAGCACGACGCTTGTCATCAGCCCCAGCGGCACAACCGAGTCGGCTTCCAACCCGGAGTACACCATCACAAACGCCATGCTGGCCTCGTTCACCCCGGTCAACTCAACCGTCGGCGAACTGGCAAGCGTCACCGCAACGTTCACGGGTGGTACATTCGCCCGCGACATCACCTGATCCACAGGAACCTAGGAGAAGAACATGAAACTTGACCTGAAGGTCACAACCGCCGACGGCTCGTACACCGTTTCCACCAACCTATTTGTAGTTGTTGCGTGGGAACGGAAGTACAAGCGCAAAGCCTCCGACCTCGCTACCGGCATCGGCATCGAGGACTTGGCGTTTATGGCGTACGAATCCTGCAAACAGTCCAACATCCCGGTTCCGCTGCTGTTTGACGATTACATCAAGCAGCTGCAAGCCATCGAGGTTGTCGGGCAGGACGCCGAAAACCCTACGGACGAGGCAGCTACTCCCACGCACTAGCAGCCGTGCTAGTCGCAACGGGGTACTGGCCTCCAACGATCGCATTTGAGTCACGCGACCTAGCCACGGTTGTTACGATTCTGAATGAGCAAGCGAAAGCCCTGAAATGACAGCAACACCGAACATTGAGATTGTGGGCCTGAAAGAGGCTCTTAAGATTCTCAACGCCACGGATAAAACGTTGCGCCGTCAGATTACGAAGGACTTTAAGGAATTGATGGCTCCGGTCATTGCTGACGCGAAGCAACTTGTGCCGGAGCAGCCGCCGTTGTCGGGCATGGCTCGAGCGTGGAAAACGAAGTCGGGCGCCACAATTCTTCCGTGGCAATACAAGTCTGCAACGCGAACAATCACCGCGTTTACATCTGGCAAGAAGGTGCGCGACACGGGACTAGGTTTCCGTCAAAACCTTGCTGTTTTCGGTATGAAATGGACAGGCCCGGAGGCGGCCCTGTTTGACATGGCAGGCAAGGCTAAACCGGGTTCCGAAATGGCTAGCAACCTGACTGAGAAGTACGGCAGCCCTTCTCGCGCTATGTGGCGTGCTTACGAGCGCAAGGCAAACGAGGTGCATGAGAAAGTGCGCGACCTTGTTGATTACGTCATGCGCGAAGCGAACCGAATGGTAGGAAACATTTAATGGCTATCTCAATCCCTATCGTCACCGAGTTTGACGGTGGCGGTATTTCCAAGGCTGTCCAGCAATTCAAGCAACTCGAGGGTGCCGGGGCGAAAGCCCAATTTGCAATCAAGAAGGCCGCTATTCCCGCTGCTGCCGCCCTTGGAGGGCTTGCTGTGGCCCTTGGTGACGCTGTCAAGGGCGCTATGGAGGACGCAGCCGCCCAGCAACAGTTGGCGCTCGCCCTGACAAACAACACCGGGGCAACCGAAAAGCAGATTTCGGCTGTGGAGGACTGGATCAGCGCACAGGGCCGTTTGCTCGGTGTGGCCGATGATGAGCTCCGCCCGGCACTAGCAAAATTGGCGCGGCAGACCGCCAGCATCGAGGAAGCTCAAGCAGGGGTCACCCTTGCAATGAACATTTCTGCGGCGACCGGGAAAGACCTTGGGACGGTCACAACGGCGCTGGAGAAGGCTTACGGTGGGCAGGTTGGGGCGCTTGCCAAACTTGACCCAAGCCTTAAGGGCCTAATCAAAGATGGCATGTCTGCCGGTGAAGCAATGGGCATCCTCGACGCAAAGTTTGCGGGGTCGGCGGAGACGGCAGCCAGCACCGCTGAGGGTGGGTTCAAGCGGCTTGGCTTGACATTGTCCGAAACGAAAGAGTCAATCGGTACGGCCTTGTTGCCCGTCATCGAGAAAATTCTGCCCCTGCTTCAGAAACTGGCTGATTGGGCGTCAAAGCACCCCACGGCGTTTCTTACTATTGCAGCTGCGATTGGTGGCGTCGCACTTGCCATCACAGCCGTAAACATCGCGATGGCCATGAACCCATTCACCCTTATTGCTGCTGGCGTGGCAATTCTTATTGTGGGTATTGTCGCCGCCTACAAAAAGTTCGAGTGGTTCCGCGACGGAATTAACGCAGTCATTAATGGTGTCATTGGCTATTTCGAGTTTCTCATTAACGGTTGGATCATGGTCATTAACGGGATTATCCGAGCGTGGAACTTTGTGCCGGGCCATAAGGACATTCAAACCCTCGGACACATCACGTTGGGCCGAGTCGGCGGGTCAGACGAAAAGGTAAGCGGTGGCGCGGCAATCCCGAAAATGGCTGAGGGCGGTATCGTCACGTCCCCGACGCTTGCGTTGATTGGTGAGGCTGGCCCGGAAGCGGTTGTGCCGTTGTCCAAAATGGGTCAAATGGGCGGCGTGACGATCAACGTGCATGGCGGTGACCCAAATGCCGTGGTAGCAGCTCTGCGCACCTACATGCGTCAGAACGGGTCTGTGCCTATCAAGGTGGGTAACGCGTACTAATGCCGCAGAACTACCAAGTTCAATACACGACTAATCCCGGTACGGGTGGAACGTGGACAAGCCTGACAAACGTGCAGGATTTGTCGCTGTCAATTGGGCGGCAAGCCATGCTGGAGCAGTACAGCGCGTCTACAGGCTCGCTGACGGTGCGCTACCCAACCGGGTACGCGTCCCCCATTGCTGACCTAGTTCCCGGCACATACGTTCGCGTAAACCTTGTCGCTACGGGGGCCATGCTGTACATGGGTCGCATCAAGGACGTGTCGGTTGATTACGGCATCCCGTACTCGGGCGGTGTCGGCAACGCCGATTATCTCCGTATCGGTATCGAGGGGTTTTTCTCGACCGCGTCCCGCATGTCCGGGCAGTCCTACGCGATGGCGGCTGGCACGTTCGGTGCGCAGCTGATGACGGCGCAAACCCAAACGGGGATGAGCATTACGAGCGACTTCACCCCGGACATGGGAGCCGCCACCATTTCATCGTCGTGGGGTGACTGGATCAACCAAGCCCTTGTCACGCTCAACGGGCGCATGGTGGACTGCAAGTATCAGGACACCATCAGTTTGCGCGGCCCGTACACGTCGTACACAACCACGGTGAACTTCTCTGACACCGCAAACAACGCTACGAACCAAGTGTTTGACCAAGCATCGTTCGGCGCGTGGTCAGACAACTACTACACACAGGTCACCGTTGAGCCAGCGGATTACTCGCCGCAGACCGTCACCAAGGCGGGCGCTGTAGCCCCGTACCGCACCTACACGGTAAACACGCTGTCGGCGTCCACCGGGCAGGCGCTCGATCAGGCCAACTTTCTGTTGGGGCAGTACCAAACCCAAAAGTTTGCATTGACTAGCGTTTCGTGTTTGGCGGAAGCGCAGTCCACGTTCAAGCTGGACAATCTTGGGTTGGTTGATTTTGGGTCGATGGTGGGCTCTCGGGTCAGCGTCACTTTTCGTGGGACGGTGTATTACTGCATCATTGAGGGTGTCAGTTTGACGGCCACCCCGGCGTCGTCGCGGTACACCTATTACTTGTCCGGCGCTGATCTCAACAACTACTTGATTCTTGGCAATGCGGTGTTCGGCAGGCTGGACTACAACAAGTTAGGATACTGATTATGGCTGTTAAGACGTTTACAACGGGTGAGGTGCTGACCGCGTCGGACACCAACACCTACTTGGCGAACAGCGGCCTCGTGTATGTCACCACGGCAAACGCAACTAGCGGCACGACAATAAGCGTAAATTCTTGCTATACCTCCACATACACCAATTACCGAGTTATTGCACAAGGCAATGTGGGAACCGGCGGCGAAATTACAATGCGATTCAGGGCGAGCGGCTCCGACGATTCTGCGGCTAATTACAAATGGGGCCGCACTTATTTCCGTCTTGACAACGGTGCAAGCGGGGTTGGCGGTTCCGTCACGGCGTCTGAATGCACAATCGGGCTTGCCGTAGCGTCTACACAATTTTTCACCGTGTTTGATGTATTCAGCCCACAGGCTGCGACGCAGACAATGTGGTCAACACAGCCGTACATGGAACCCAATACCGCAACAACAAATTCCTATTTGGGCTTCGCCGCAGGGCAAAAAAACACGACGAGCCAGTACGACGGCATGACTTTGTTTTTTCCTGGCACAATCTCGTCGGTGACAATCACTATCATGGGATACCGAAAGGCCTAGCCATGTCTGAACCGCTTACAGGCACATTCCATGACGCTGAAACAGGCGAAACCATCACCCGCGAACTCACCGCCGAAGAA